CGACGAGTGCCCCGCTCCGTTCTACTACGGTGAGATCGTCACCGAAGACGGCGTGATCAACGAGGAAGATGATGGCGGCGGCTCCGGCGGCGGTACGGGTGGCGGCACCATCAACCCCGGCACGGGAGGAGGCACCATCAAACCGTTTGACGGCAATGGTACCAACCTCAACAACCTGATCGAGAACCCGCCCGAAGGCAACGGAGGCGGTGAAGAGGAAGGCAATGGCCAGAACGAGGAAGAGAACCCCGAGGAGGCCATAGTCGCAAAGGCCTACAAGAAGTCCTCAGAGACTGAAACCGAGAATCCCTGATGGTCAATAATGATGATGACATCGGGAGAACATCGGTCGACATGAAAGGGGTCTTGAACGACATCACCTTTCCGATTGCCGACCCGGGTTCTCTCGATGTCTCTTTACCCGACGGATGCACCGCCCCAGGGCAGAAAGACCTGTTCGCGGTGCAGAAGCGCAAGTCATGGGACAAGTCCACCGAAGCGCGGTGCGACTTCTCCTACCGCTTGCGCCTGACCCGCCGCTCGGACATCAACTTCATCTCCATCTGGCAGAAGACCGTCTATGGACGGACGCTCACCGACATCAAGGGCGACCCCGATATGGTGGCGTTCTTTGCCGACAGCATCTGCCCTGTGATCAAGGAAATGCTGGGCTACAGCCTTAACCTGGGTGGATGGTGCATCTGCACCTCGCCGAAACGGCGCCACAAGGTGAAGAACTTCGCCACGCTCATCAGCGAGCGTTTAGGTCAGATGCTGGAGATTCCGTTCTACGAAGATGTGGCATTCTGCCACACCAAGCAGCGAGTAAACGCGGTTTTTGAACTCAATGTGCTGCCCAAAGAGCCCAATATCATCGTCTATGATGACTTTGTGACAACCGGGCAGACATTGGCGGCCATGAGAAGACTTCTCCAGCCGCTGGGCAAAAACCTTTGTTGGTTTACGAATGTAAACAATAAATTATAGATTGTAAATAGACTATGAACCAGAAGTTTAACGATAAAGTACAGTCGTGGCTGGCAAAGGATGCTACCGAGCGCGACTATGCCGAGGGTGCCATGTTGCTGCTCCAGTTGACTGGCAACCAGATCATGTACCGCAACCTGATGGCCAACCCTCGGGGTAAGGCCCCGTTCATCGAATACCAGCTGAAGAAGCGTCTCTCGTTCCGCCTGCAGCAGGTCACCCATGAGCAGGTCGAGGCGATGCAGGCCGAAGTCAACAAGATCGTGGTCAAGCGCAACCTTGAAGTCGAGCAGCAAAAACCTGCCAACGAGTTCAAGGCCGGCAAGCGGGCTGACCACGACCAGTTGCCCGATGAGATCCAGGCGCTCTATGTCGAGAACCTGGGTATCGTGCAGCGTATGCGCGAGCTGCATCTGAAACTGCGCTCGCTCTCGCTGGAGAACGCCACCTGCCCCGACAGTGAACGCTATCCGTTCCTGAAGGAACTCATCGCCATGGACAAGAAGCTGCACTCGAACTGGGAGCGTTACGACCACTACACCGGCATGGACGGCGAGCAGCAGCTCACCGCCGATGTCCGTGAGGAGAGCAAGAAGGCCGTGCGGATGATCAACCTGGCCAAGGGCCGCTACGCCAAGAAGCCCACCGAGGAACTGAAGGCTCAGATCCTCGATTGGTACGGCAAGATCATCAGCCCGTCAGAGAAGATGACCATGGAACTCAAGGAGTTGGGGATAATATAAAAAGGCGAAGTCGGACCCGAAGGCTCCCCAACCTCACCAAATTGGATATTGCAAAAGTAATACTCTTTTATGAAACGCACGGCATCAATAGAAGATTTTTTGCAGCCGTTGAGAGATAAACCTTACCAGGCTTATCTCTCCAACGCCCTGCAGGTGGCCGACGTTCTGGAATGGACGCTGCACCAGCTCGGCAAGTCCGAGGTGTGGCAGACATCGTTCTCGATCTCAGAAGAATTCATCCGAAGGCTGTTCTTCATCGAGAAGTCGGGCCTGGTCACCCGCTTCAACCTGGTGCTCGACCACAAGGCCACCAACAAGACCCTCAAGCTCTGGGCGTTCATCACGCAGGTCATCAACACGACCTACTTGGCCGACAACCACAGCAAGGTATTGCTCGTGCGCAGCGAGAAGGGAGAGGTGGTCAGTATCATCACGTCACAGAACCTCACACGCGGTAACCGATGTGAGAGTGCCGTGGTGACTACCGACCTCGACATCTTCCGAACGCTCCACGCACAGATCCAGGATTTAATCACCAATCATTCCGTTCCATTGAACGACCTGTTTGCACAAAAGATGTAGTGCTAATAACGAAAATCAGATCTTGTACTAAACAATCTCGAGCCGTCAAGGAAGTTGTTACCCAAACGGCTCGAGTATAAAAAGGGTTAGTCCATCTCAATAATAACAGACCGTTCTAACACTTTTTCAAGTGTTACACCGTTAATAGTTAGATTAGACCAAATTTCTGTCGGATCATTGAATGTTTGGATGACTTCGCCGTCAGAAGACGTAGTTGGCCCAACATCTGAACCTGCTTTAGTGAGTTCACACTCACCATCCCAATCAGGATTAGCGTAAATGCGTATCACCTCGACTGGCTTTTTTTCTGTTTGGATGGTATAGAAATTGCCATCTTCCAGCCAATAGAAAAGGATGTTTAGACCGACATTTTCGATATAGTAACGAAAGATATATTCAGGATAATCTGACTTCGCATCCTCGCGGCAGCTGTCCGGCCAGCCCAAATCATCTTCATAAAGATTGCGGTCACCATCGTTACCGACCTTCCAAAAGTTTTTAATTAGAATTTTTCTTTCCATTTTGCGTTTTATTTAAATGAAAAACTCTAGCCATATTCATTAGGCGTTTGTCACGGTCAGATAACTCATGGTGTGACCCATGTGTTTTGCGTCCGACCATACCAGATGGACTCCAATAGTGTGTATGAGGAACTTCACCCTCCTTAAAGTCAACACTCTTATAAAGCCGATGATTGCGATAGTAATAGATATGCTCAATTCTATCGCGCTCCTTCGAATATGCAAAGTAAGTAGTATTTTTTGTGTTAGAATACGTCGGAGTGTGATTATTTTTAGTCTCATCACTCTGAATGACTTTAATTCTACCTATTTTGCCAACTTCTGAGAATTTACGTTGTTCGGGCGATATGCCGCCTGATTTCCCATAGCTTGATGAATAAGAACCTCTATCACCCATGACTTCTAGCTCTTTTAAACCGATCCGGTATAACATAAACGACTTCAAGCATACCAGGCAGCCAAGGATATGCATCCTTTCCGCTGTCGCCATAAAGAATTACCACATCGGGATTAATACGTTTCAGCATTTCAAGAAATCCGTTCTTGAAATATAGTTGCGAACGTTCATCGCGATGAGTTCCTACAGAAGACACGAGCACAGCTCCGCCCTTGGAATAACCATCAAAGCAGAACTCATAAGAAACCGTCGAACTCCAAGCCATACAGGGCATCGTCACTCCTCCATGTTCTTGGAAAAAGAAAGCAAGTGAATGATTACGATATGCGTTGGCAATCTGAACACACAATGGATTATCCACCTTCATTGAGAAATCAGGTGATCCAAAACAAAGGTAAGTATTGACAAGGTCTACATACTTGTACGGATTTGCCCATAACCTTTCTAATACATAATCATAGTCAAAGCACGTCAAGCATGTTTTGGCTGGATTTAGACAAGATGGGCTTGAAATCGAAACGAAGTACTCTGGCAAGTCGCCGTAGTAGGGAGCGATGAGAGGAATACCATATTTGCCACATTTCATGGCACGGTCACAGTATTCCAGTCCAAAATTCTTTGATTTTTGCAAGTTACGGTAAGCTTTGTCTCTTGCTTTCCGAGACTTGTCATTAAGAGCATTAACATCATCTCTGACGTTAAACTCAGGAAAAATGCTTTGTATATTATTGTTGTACATTGTTGTCTTAAAAAAAAAATGAATATACAAATAAAAGTTGTAATACAGATAGTATCGCACAAGAGGCGATAAAGGTCAAATCAACAAATTAAAAAGCATTTTTTGAAGTAAAAGTCTTGCGTAAATCAGAAGAATTTCCTAAATTTGTAAAACTATAACAACGTCCTGTGGGTTGGGGCTTAAACTCCTCAACAATGCTTAAAACTCAGGAATTTATGCGATCCTCGTGCGCCCGTCCAAAGTTGCACGAGGATTTTTCGCCCCTTAAATGTTTAACTCTCCATGGGTATATCTTGATTAATTTTACTCTCTTTGTTCACTCGTTTTACCATCTTGTACGCTTCTCCTCCATATTGTTCGTCCAATGAAGGAGCACGAACAAGATCAAAAATGATAGTCTGACTCTTGTAGTCATACTGCAGCTCGTTGAAGATCGAAGTTGTGTTCAGGCTATAATACCCACTTGAAGTGATGACCTTGAACGCATCTTCGTTTCCCTCATTTAAAATGACCATGTACAAGTCTAATCCATTGTCATCTAGCAAAAAGTAAACATATTGACGTTCGCTAAAACGAAGAATGTCACTAGTCGCCTTCGGAAAGCCAAGTTTCCCGGATGCTTGAATGGTGGCTTTAAGCTTAATGCCATACCTTTTAGCGCTTAGTAGTCTCATTATCTTATGTCGTTTTAATAATTTACACGCAAAGATAATTCTTTATTTTGGATTGAGCAAATTTTGTTGCTTATTGTGGTTTGATAATTTTTTAAATTTCATTGCGACGTGATGTCTGAATTCCATAAATTTTGTATTTTGTTCTCATTTTATTCCCTTGCATGATATACATCATGCAAGGGAATAATTATCTAATCTAAATGTGTCTTTTGCGGTTTTCGAAAAGTTATTGACATTTGTAGAAATAATAAAATGATTAACCATGACTTACACAGAAGAAGAATTGCAGCAGATTGAGCAATACGCCTCGATCTACCTGAAGATTAGTGACATGGCGGTGATCCTCGGCATACCTGCCGAAGTTCTCCGCTCGGACATCGCCGACCGCACCACCGAGGTCAGCCAACGCTACCTCCGTGGCAAAGCTGCGTCGAAAGTGAAACTGCACCATCAGGAGATGATGCTGGCACAGGTAGGCTCGCCGCTGGCCATCGAGAATGCCCACCGCAATCTGCTCGATATGGAGGACGATGAGTAATGCCTAACCCCGACACGCTTGAAATATGCCGCATCGACCTGTTCACGGCGCAGGACGAGCTTCGGCAACGCTATGCAGAAAGCGTTGTTGAACGCATCCTGCGTATCCGTGATGAATATAACTGGTTCCTCTCCAACCCTGACGCTAAAGACCGCCAGTTTGTGGAGACCGCGGTCTCCCGGCATGGCGTCTGTCGGGCCCAGGCCTATTCAGATCTGGTTATCGTCAAGTCGCTACTGCCGCACCTGGCGCAGGCCAGCCGTGACTTTCACCGCTACCGCTTCAATGAGATGATCCTGGAAACCTTCCAAATGGCTAAGAAACGCAAGGACACCAAGACGATGGAGAAGGCCGCCTCATCCTATGCCAAATACAACCGTGTCGATCTGGAGGACGAGCAGGCCGTGCCCTATGACCTTATCGTGGTGCAGCCTTTCACCGCCACCGACGACCCGTCGGTGCTCGGCATCAAGCCCATTCCGCACATCAACGAGCGCATACACGCCCTGCTGAAGAAGTACCAGGCAGAGAACATCGATGTCGAGGACATCGAGTATGAGGAGGCCGATATAGAGGAACGCACACTCTTCCCGGAGAAAAACCAAGATGAAGCAGCCCGAGAAAAGAATATACTTTAACGCCCCGCAGCGCCTCACCCAGCTCATAGGTGCCAATACCACCGTCATCGTGGCGGGCCGTCGAACCGGCAAGACCGATTCGATCGCCTCGCCCTTCGTGCTGCGCAACATGCAGCGCATGGAGGGAAGCACGGGCGGCATCGTTGTGCCCACCTACAAGCACGGCCTGACCAACACCATCCCGGGCTTGCTGGCCGCCTGGAAGCGCTGGGGCTACATCAACGGCATCCACTATGTCATCGGGCGCAAACCGCCCAGGTCATTCGGCAAGCCCATCATCGAGCCTGCCGAATATGAGCACGTCATCACGTTCTACAACGGCTCCTGTGCCATCATCATCTCGCAGGATAGGCCAGGCAGCAGCAACTCGTTGACCCTCTCGTGGCTCCTGATCGATGAGGCCAAGTTCATCGATTACGAGCGACTCAAGGACGAGACGCTGCCTGCCAATGGCGGCATCAAGTCCTACTTTGGTCATCATTCGTTCAACCACTCGGTGATGATCCTCAGCGATATGCCGCAGACCCAGAAGGGCTCCTGGTTCCTGCACTATCAGGACAAGATGGACGTTGACCTCATCGAGACGATCAAGGGCACCGTCTATGAGATATGGCACCTGAAGCAGCGCATCCGTTCTTTGAGGGACCGAGGCATCAAGGTGCCCCGCTACCTCAAGACCTATCTGCGCCGCCTGGACACGAACCTCAACAAGATGAGATCCGTGGCCGTGTACTACAAGGAGTACAGCAGCATCGAGAACCTGCAGCTGTTGGGTGAATCTTACATCAAGCAGATGAAGCGTGACCTCACGCCGAAGACGTTCCAGACCTCGATTCTTTGCCAACGCATCGGCATTGCCAAAGACGGATTCTATTCGTCCATGCGAGAGGGTCACAAGTACAACGCCAGCGACTTCGAGTATCTCGACAGCCTGGGCTTTGACTTCAATGAAAACCAGTTGGACAGTAGGGCAGACAAGGACGTGAACCCCTACGCCCCCATCTGCATCGGCATGGACTATAACGCCAACATCAACTGGATCGTGGCGGGCCAGCCCACAGGTCGCCGCCTGAACGTCATCAAGAGCTTCTACACGAAGTTCGAGCGCAAGATCCCCGCGCTCATTGACGACTTCTGCCGCTACTATGCCCACCACGAGACCAAGATAGTCGTCTATTATTACGACAGTACCGCCCTGGGCGGCAACTATGCCGTGAACGAACAGGA